CTGTGTATCGCGACTACCACCACCTTGATAGTTATAAGCCGTCAAACCTGATGCCACATAACTATTATCCCGTCTTGGCTCCCTAACCGCTTGTGGGTCATTGACTGGATACATACCTAATTGTAACTGTGGATGGTCAGGATCCCAACAGTTTTTGCAAACTTTTAGCTGATATGGCTTAGTCTTGATAATTTCAGTACGAAGCTCAGTCAACTTATATCTAAAATCGCAGCGATCGCACTGGGCAATCGCAAACTTACCGGATGAAAACTTATTTGGCATTAGCCACCCCCGAGGAACATCCTACGAGGCACAAACCGAACCGGCGCTTTTTCTCTATCTTCTTCCGCAGCCAACTGGAACTGCTGCTCATAGTCGGCTTTTAAACCCGCAATTCGTTGGGGGTCCATATTTGGTAACTTCATGGAAAGGTAATATGCTAAACCAGCTACCATGCAGTTTAAAAAGCGGAAAGGAATATCTTGGGTATTCACACCTGTACCATCGTCTTGAATACGACGCAAACGCCAGTAAACAAAAGTATAGGTTTGAGAACCATCTGGCGTAGGCCAGACTGTGATTTTGGGAGCGTCTACACCGCCTGAATTAACGCCATTTGGATTGGTGGTGCTTGGGTATGTTGCGCCTGACATACGTTGAATCCAGACCTGAATAGGACGTCCTTGGCTCAGTTTATTTGGGATTGTGGCGTATGTTGATACGCTGATGCGGCTAATGTTGATATCTGTCTGTGTCGCCTGCTGACCGGCATTTGTACGGATCTGGTGTTCTAAAAGGTCGATTGTGTCAATTGGCAAGTCATATGTGTTTTGACCTTGAACAAGAGTAATCTGCCCCTGCTCAATAGTCCACATGTTAATGCCACGATTTGCCCACTCAATAGTAAGCAAATTCAAAGAACGACGCGCAGTCCTAAAGTCATAGCCAGTACGCAGCTCAGCACCACAACGCTCAAAAGCGTCTTCAATCAGTTCCGATAAATCTAGATTAAACGACGAGGTGCCAGAAGTTGTCATTACTTTGCCTTTTTAGCAACTTTAGTTGCTTTTTTAACAACAGTTTTTTTGGCTGGAGTCTTTTTAGCTGGACGAGTTGTAGCCTTGCGTACGTATTTACGCTTAGGACGTGGCTGAAAATCTTCTGATACTGGGAAAGGCCAAGCCGCAATCTCCGCTTTAGGAAAAACCAATTCTTCCTGCGGCTTTTGAAACAAGCTCATCACCCATGCAAAAACGCTACGTAATCTCATTTTTTCCTTGCTGCTCTCATGTTATCGACTAAATTAGGATAAGGTCTGCCAGCCGCTTTAGCCATAGCTTTTGCGCTAGACTTTTTGGCTTCCGACATTTTTTTTGGTTTGCCTAATCCTTTTGGGCGCGGCTTATCCCAAACCTTACCGCCATCTTTTAGCATAACGGCGCTTTTGTTTTCTTTAGGTCTTTTAGATGGAAGCATTGCCCCCATCCCGCGACTAGCTTTCATTGTTTACTTCTTGCCCATGTAGCCGCCGCCGCACATTTTTTCTACGTGGTCGTCGTGAATCATATGACCTGCGCTGTGCTCGCCAAAAACTTCAGCATGTGGCTTGTGACCAGAAGCGTGCATCTTCATTGATTTAGCCAGTGTTTCGTGTTTGATGTTTTCTACACCAGACTCGAGGGGTGCGTGATCCATTTTCATACCATTCTTCCTTTTGTTAAACCTTTAGTTGCAATACCACAGCCCTTTACAGAGCCACCTTTTTTAAGGGTAATCTTAGTGCCCTTGCCACCTTTGTGTTCTTGAGCGTCGTGCTCTTTGAACGCTTTCTTAATCATAGCAATGTCTTGTTTCTTATCCATTGCCATTTCTTTTTTTGATTCTGATTTGGATTCTTTTTCCATAACTTTACCGCCTTTTTTCATGCCGTCTTCTACATTTTTTGGGTTAAAAGGCTCATCGGTTTTAACGCCATGTTGTTTTTGCATTGCCATAATTTTTCCGCCTCGTTTCTTTCCAATAAACTTGTTTAAGTTAATATCAGGTACACCTTTTGATGCCCCCAAAACGCTACCCATTCTGGTCTCTTGACGGTTGATCATTCCTTTACCACCACGAGTTATTGACGGGCTACCGCCCATACCAAACTTACGACCTTTGTCAGCTTTTAAAAACTCTTCGCCAACAGATGCTTTAATCCCTACCTTCTTAGCAAAAGCTGGATTCTTAGCGATTGCTGCCATGAAGTTGTGCTGTTTTTTGGAAGTGCTAGGCACGAGTCTTACCTCTTTGCGCTATACCGTCATGGTGCTTAAACAGCTTAACTTTACCGCCTTTTTTGTAGTTAGCTTTTGGATTAGGCATCAACATTCCGTGCATCATTTCCATATCTGCTCCGCCACCGCCAGCTCCTGCTCCACCGCGTGATGCAGCCATTTTAATTGCTTTTTTCTCGTATGGGGCTAGTGTACGTGAATCTGAACGGTTTCTTGCAACTTCATTTTCTATTCTGCTTTCACCCATTCTATTTGGGCTGTACTCATCAGAAGGTGCTTGCGCACCAGCCACAGTTATTTTTGCGCCCGGATATTTAGAAGCTAAATCATCTGCCATTACTTACTCCAGAATCCTTGAAACAAATTAGCCATAATAGCACCAATTAAAGCTGCAGCGCCGCCAACACCAAGTAACAATCTCCAACCGCCATGAGCTTCAGCCAAAGTTTTTTGAATGGCTTGAATAGCAGTTTTAATTTCAGACATCTCTTTTACCATCTTGTCCATGTCAGCCTGCAAGTGCTCAATATCGTTGGCGTGTGTGGCTAGTTCTCTAGCCGTTGAAATTGGATCAATGTCACTCATTTTGTTCCGCACTTCCACCGTCTTAAACTAGCTGCTTTACGAGTTGGTTTGCCGTTCTCATCTTTCATTGGTCCAGGCATACCAGACATTCTAGCGCAAAAAGATTTCTTTCTAGGACCACCTTCAGGTTGTGGAGCTTTTAAATGCGAGCCAGTAGCCGCATTATATTTAGCACGACCTTTGGCGGTAAGCCCAGCGCCCTTAGATGCAGGCAGTTTTTCACCACGACCAACCGCAAGCGAAACACCTTTTTTCTTAGCCATAAAAAATCGTAATACCAGTTACGTTAGATAGTTGCGCATAAATTTGGTTATATACCAATGCGCCTTCACCCGGCAACAGCACGGATATTATAGCTGCTGCGCTAGCACTTGTATCAAAAGAAGTAATCCATCTAGTTGCAATAGTAGCAGAACCCGTACCGGTAATAGTTCCAGAATTAACATCTTGAACTGTAAAGCTATTTGCGTTAACTACTGTAACTACATAATTACCGTTGGTGGCTGTTCCGCCTGTACCTGCGCCATAAGCAATGCCTATATATTGCCCAGTTACAAGTCCGTGAGCAGTCAAAGAAACAGTTACAGTATTACCTGAACGAGTATAGGTTCCGGTTGTTACCGGTGCTGTTGCGCTGTCCCATAAATTAACTGTACCAGCAGTACCTGTAGGTACACAAAAAAACCCTCTAAGTCTTGTACGTTGTGGGTTTGTGGCAAAACTGCTTACGTTTACGTGTGCCGATAATACATCGGTTTGCATTGTCATAATTAATCTCCTTAAATTTTAAAAAGGGGACCGAAGTCCCCCGGGATTAATTAGTCAAAATTACCGTATGGGTAAACAGTTGTAGAACCGATGCTGCCGTCGGCTTGTGTGTAGCTCAATGTGATATAGAACTTACCAGTAGCCAAAGTAGTCATTGTGGTACCGACAACAGCTAAAGTACAAACAACTTGTGACAACTCGGAAGGTTGCTGGCTATTAGTGATATCAGAAGAAGTTGCTTGGCAGTTTGCTAACTGGGTACCGCTGTATGAAACAGTTTGACGACCTGTGCCAGAAGTTAAGGCAGAAGTTTGAGCGTACTGTGCGCCGTTAAACTGATTACCAACCAACAACTGAACCGAAGTCAAAGTACCAGAAGAAATTGTTGGGAACGTAGCAATATCAAAATCAACTGCAGTGATACGGCTGTTAATAGGCAAATAAAACACTACGCCACGATAGATAGCGGTAGCAGAGTCAGCTGTTGGGGTTGCAACTACTGGTGGATATACAGTAGATGATGGGGTGTAAACGTTGCCATTTAAGTTAGGAATGCTGTTAGAAACCACAAACTGGCTTGAAGCGCCGCTATAGTTAGCGGTACCAGATGTAGTATTAGAAAAATCTAAACCAGCAGATTGAGTTAAACGAGCGTAACCAACGTCACGCAAAGCGCCAAAACGGTTATCGCCCGATAGAATTGGGCCTTCAAATGTGGAACGTGCCATAATAAATTGTCCTATGCAAAGTAAGCTCATACCAATCGTTGCATCGTCTGCTGGGGCAGTCCGGTATAAGCAATCACCCAGTTAGC